GAATTTTCAACTAATTTTTACTCCGGAAACTTTATAGGAACATTTGGTGCATCTATTTCTTCAGGAATTTTATCCTTAAATTATACGAATAATTCATTAAACACTGTCAATACAAGATCGAAGGTTGTTGGATTTGGTACAACATCTGTTGGTGGTGGAACGCATAGATTTTTACTGACTGGACAATTGGCAGGAAATGAAAGAGGAGCATTATATCAATCTACTCATACCTCCACAGTTTCTGCAGCATCAACATCAATTATATCATTAAATAAATTTAATTTTAATGCTGTCAAATCTTTAGTTGAAGTTAGCGTTGGGTCGACAAGTGCTCTTCATCAAATTATGTTGGTTCAGGACATATCAAATATTTACACTCAACAATCTCCATTCCTTTCCGTCAACAGTGTAACTGGAATTGGAACTTTTGGTGGAGAATATTCTGGAGATGATTTTGTTCTAAAATTCTATCCAGATGCTTCAATAACATCTCAGATAAAAATTTCATCTTTTAATCAATGTTTATATACAATTTTAGATTCGCAAAATATTGCACCGGACTTAACTTATGGAAGTGTAACTGAATCTATTGATTTGCAACTGTACAATGCTATTAATGGGAATAGAATTAACAGAAAAGAATTTAAATTAACTTCTAATGGAATACCAATTTTTACAAAAACATTTGATCCATCAAATTCTAATATATTAGATCCTTCTACCGGAATATTTACAATATCAAATCATTTCTTTAGTCCCAAAGAAAGATTAATTTATACACCAAAATCAACATTCATTGGAATTGGAGAAAGTGCGGTTGGAATTGGAGCAACTTTAAATTCTGTTGGAGTTGTAACTACAATACTACCTTCTGATGTTTATGTTATTAAATTATCTGATGATTCATTTAAATTATCCACAAGACCAGACTATGCACAATTGGGAATAGGAGTTACATTTATTTCATATGGTCTTGGTAATGCACACAAACTTGAAATGTTTAAAAAGAATGAAAAGGGACTTATTACTATTGACAATTTAACACAGTATCCTTTAATATTCAGCAAGATATCACACACACTATCTGGAAATGGTGGTCAAATTAGTGTAGGATCTACAATATTTTCTTTAAGTGGAATATCAACAATATCACCAAAAGATATTCTTAAAGTTGATGATGAGTATATGGGTATTGTTAATGTTGGTTTGGGGACAACTAATATTGGACCAATTACAAATAGTGGAGTTATTAATTTAGTTCAGGTTACAAGAGGGTTTGTTGGATCATCTGCAACTTCTCACACAGATTCTACCGAAGCTAGAATTTATAAAGGTTCTTACAATATTGTAAAAGACAGTATTTTCTTTACGGAATCTCCAAGAGGAAATCCGCAACTTGGTAAAGATTTGAGTAATTTAAGTTTTGAAGTCTCAGATTTTACTGGAAGAGTATATTTAAGAAATGATTATACCTCAAATAAAATTTATGATGATATTTCAGATCAATTCACTGGTATAGGAAGAACATTTACATTGAGAGTGGGTGGAGCCAATACTGTTGGTCTTGGAACCAGCGGAGGAAATGGAATTCTATTCATAAACAGTATTTTCCAAACACCAGAAACTTTAAATAATCCAGCAAACAATTTTAAAATTATTGAAAACTCCAGTGTCGGGATATCAAGTGTAGTATTTTCTGGAATTAGAAACGCTGTTACGAATGAAATTATTATTTCAACTTCGGATATAAATCAAAATCAAACTCCTAGAGGCGGAATAATTATTTCTCTGGGATCTTCTACTGGTCTTGGATATGCGCCACTTGTGGGGGCAGCAGTAACTGCCGTAGTTGGTGCTGGAGGTAGTATAGTATCGGTTGGACTAGGAACTACTGATAATCTTGGTTCTGGATATAATGGAATTGTATCAATAGGAGTATCTGTATATCAAAGTGGTCATATTGGAGATACTGCAATCATAACTGCATCGGTTGGAGCGGGAGGAACACTTTCCTTCAATGTTGGTGCTGGTGGAACGGGATATGCAAATCCTAAAATATTTGTATCTGAACCATCTTACGAAAATCTTACCGTAACTGGCGTATCTAGATTGGGAATTGGTGCAACAACTAATACTGGAATTGGACTTTTACTTAATGTCGAAGTTGGCGCAAGTTCTACAACTGGAATTGGGTCCACATATTTTGAAGTTTCGAAATTTAATATTTCTAGACAAGGATATGCATTTCAAAGAGGAGACGTATTTAAACCTGTAGGATTGGTGACTGCCAAGGGATTAGCATCTCCATTATCTGAATTTAAATTAACTGTTCTTAATACTTTTACAGATTCATTTGCATTATGGCAATTTGGTGAATTAGACTATATTGATTCTGTTAAAAATTATCAAGATGGAGTAAGGAAAAGATTTCCTCTATTTTATAATGATCAGTTATTGAGTTTTGAAAAATTAGAGGGATCTCAAGTAAACCTTTCTAATGCACTATTAATAGTCATAAATGGTGTAATTCAAGATCCTGAAGTCGCATATGAATTTGAAGGTGGCACTAGTTTCGTATTTACCACTGCCCCCAAATCAGAAGATGATATTGCAATTTTCTTCTATAAAGGAACGTCAGGAGATGATACTAAATTAGTTACAGGAATACCAGAAACTTTAAAAAGAGGAGATCAGGTACAAGTATTAAAAAATAATTCAATTTCTGAAACAGTCACACAGGACAAGAGAGTAATATTTGATTTATCATTCTCGGATAAGTTTGAAACTAATCTTTATGCTAATCAGGGAATAGATATAGTAAATAATAGACCACTAAGTTGGATCAAACAAAAATCAGATAAAATAGTTAATGGTCAAATTGTTTATAAAACAAGAGATTCTATTGAGCCTTTAATTTATCCAACCGCTAAGATTATCAAAGATTTTTCAACGACATCTGATGAAATATTTGTAGATGATGCAAAATTCTTTGATTATGAAAATCCAACAAATTTTGGAGCTATAATTATTAATGGATCTGCGGATCCGGTGGCAGCAGGGATAACAGCAGTTGTTTCGGCAGCAGGAACGATTCAATCATTAATTATTAACAGTTCTGGAAGTGGATACACCGGAAATTCAGTTGTGGTAAAAATTTCTTCACCTTCTATAATAGGAGTAGGAATAGGAACTACGGCAACTGCAACAGTTACAGTTGGTGCCGGTGGAATATTAACAACGCCAATAACAATTACTAATCCTGGTTTTGGTTACACAACTCTAAATTCGCCAAAAGTTATTGCACCACTTCCAGATCCAATATATGAAAACATAACTACAATATCATCAACAGTCAATGGATTTTCTGGAATTATTACTGGAATTACAACTGCAACAGGTAGTGGTGGAAATCCATTGGCGCTTAAATTCCACATTAACATTTTAAATTCCCAATCATTCGCTGGTCTATCAACTGGATATCCAATTTATATTTTTGATACAAGAGTTGGTAATGGAGTAACTTCTATTGACAGTTCCGATTCTTCAAAAGTTGGAATTGGAACAACTTTCGTAGATAATATTTACTATATTAATAGTTTGTCTTATAGTGGCACAGTTGGAATTATTACTTGTAATATATTATCAACTACATCTGTAGTCGGTTTAAATTCTACTGGAAACATATCAAATCCTGTTGGAAGATACTCTTGGGGAAGACTGTTTGGATTCAGCAGATCAAATTCTCCAATTTCTATAGGAGTGACTGGAAATACTGTTGATGTCGGTCTTTCAACTTTCCCCACAATTCAAAGAAGAAATTCTGGTCTCAGAAACACTGGAGCACTTCTAAAACTCTTATAAATATCTAAAAACATCAATATGCCAGCAATCGTAACCGATCAATTTAGAATATTAAATGCAAGTAATTTTGTAGACTCTGTAGTGAGTACCAATAATTCTTACTATGTCTTTTTGGGATTAAATAATTCGGCGCAAGTTGGATTTGGGAGAACTACTAATTGGGATAACAATACACCAAATCCAACTGATAATTTTGAATATCCTTCACATTACAGAGATACTGCACTATTTGGTAAAAAAATTACGTCTGCTAATATTAGAAGAGTTATAAGAAAAGTTCAGTGGCAGTCTAATACCTCATATGACATGTATCGGCATGATTATAGTATCTTAAATCAATCACCAAATTCTAATTCTAGTAGACTATATGATTCAAATTACTATGTAATTACTAGCGACTTTAGAGTTTATATTTGTATTGATAATGGATCTTCGGGCGTAAACTTGAAAGGAAATAAATCGCAAGATGAACCAACGTTTACTGATCTAGAACCTTCGGCAGCCGGAGCGAGTGGAGATGGATATATTTGGAAGTATTTATTTTCAATTTTACCTAGTGATATTATAAAATTTGATTCAACTGAATATGTTGTCGTTCCTAACGAATGGGCAACTTCGACAGATGCTCAAATTATAAGTTTGAGAGAAAATGGGGAGTCTAGTTCTACCAATCCAAATCAAATCAAAAAAGTATACGTTGCAAATGGTGGTCTTGGATATAGTTCAGGAGTTGTCAATATCATTGGAGACGGTAGTGGGGGTAGAGTATCAGTCACTGTCAATTCCTCCGGATCTATTGTCTCTACACAAGTTATAGCAGGAGGTTTTGGGTATACTTGGGCAATCGTTGATTTGGGGAGTCTTCAACCAGGAGGAAGTTTACCAAGTCCCGCAAAATTAATTCCAATTATTCCACCATCTAAAGGACATGGAAGTGATATTTACACTGAATTGGGAACGGATAAAATACTAATATATGCGAGATTTGATGATTCAACAAAAGATTTTCCTATTGATACTAAATTTTCACAAGTTGGCATTATAAAAAATCCAACCACATACTCTTCTGATATTACTATTTTTACCGAAAATCAATATTCATCTCTAGGAGCAATTAAATTGTCTTCTAATTTTACAGGAACTCCGGTAATAGGAGATAAAATAACTCAATCTGTAACTGGTGGGACTGCAAAAGCGTACATAGCATCCTATGATAGGGAAACAAAAGTACTTAAATATTTTAGAGATAGATCCCTATACTTTAATAACAATTTGGATCAAACTGACTATAATACAGTAACTTCTGGATCTACTGTTTATGATTTCCAACCCGGCGGCGGGTCAATAGTTGGTCCAGGATTTAATGCATCTATTGATACTACTTTTGGGGCAAGTCAAATTACGATTGGAAATAAAACTATAAATTTGGGAACAGTGTTTACAAGTGGTCTTTCAAATCCAGACATAAATAAAAAGAAGGGAGATATAATTTATATTGATAATCGCCCATTGATAACAAGAGACATTAGGCAAAAAGAAGACATTAAAATTATTCTAGAATTCTAACTAAAAATGGTACAAAAAACAGATTTAAATATTAATCCATATTATGATGATTTTGATTCTGAAAAGAATTTTTATAAAGTCCTATTTAAACCAGGATTTCCAGTACAGGCAAGAGAACTGACAACTCTGCAATCAATTTTGCAGAATCAAATAAAGACTTTTGGAAGTCATATGTTTAAAGAGGGATCAATGGTGATTCCTGGAAATATTGCATATGATGGAAATTTTAATTCCGTAAAACTTAATTCAAGTAATTTTGGAGTTGATATATCTCTTTATATTAATAAATTTATTGGAAAGAAAATATCTGGTCAAATATCAGGAACAAGTGCAACAATTCAATTTGTTTCTCTTCCAAATAATTCAAATGTAACTGACCTAACCATATATGTAAAATACTTAGATTCTGATAATAATTTTCAATTTAATCCATTTCAAGATGGTGAGGAATTAATTGCCGAAGAAAATATAACTTATGGAAA